TATAGAACCGCTTGCAGCTTCTGCTTTGTTAATCTCTAACTGAGCAAGCAGAGCCTCCTGCGCATGTTTTTCAGACATGGTGGCTATCTCGTGGGCGAGCTTCGCCTTCTGATCTGCGTCAGGTATAAATTTATCTAGAAGTCCTGTTACTGGACCTATCAATGCTTGTAACATTATTTAACTCCATTCTTTGCCATGTAAGCACTTGTCCCCATGTAGGTGCCAACAATACCCGCTCCTGATATGTAAAATAAATTAGATATATCTGCTAGGGCTTCAACACGTTCAATAGGAACTATAAACATAGCAACTGTAAATACACCCATACCAATCAAAGTGTATCTTGCCATGCGTAATTGCGCTAAGTTTTTTCTAAGTTTTGTTTCTGTTTCTTTGATTTCTTTTGCTTGCTGTAGTTCTTCATTGGTAATTTCGTTATCACCGTCAAGATCATATTCATCTAGTATAGAACCTTTTTGTAATTTTTTCTGTACCATTAATATACTTTTACCTTATCAGAATCGATACTCGGAACTAACTTACAAATACACTCGTATGTAACACTTTGACCCACCTCATTCTTGTACTCCTGCTTACTTAAAAATTTTGTGTAGTAAGTACAATCATTGACAGACTTAAAATACACGGCTCCCTGAGCTACACCATTCATATAACAGGCAAGCATGAAAGCCGTCACCATTACATCAAATCTTTGTAATAACTCATGTCACCGCGCACGCTGTAAACCTCACCGCCGCCTGCCATCTTTACAGGTTTAACTTTATCACCATGACCCTGCTTAATTAAAAACTCTTCAAAAGACATAGTATCTGATGCTGGTCCATCAAAATATTCTTCTCTTAAATCTTTCTCAGTTCTTTTATCACCTTTTTTAGCCACCTTGACCTCCTTGTTGTTTCATTTGCTCTCTTCTCTCAGCTGCATTAATCCTTGCCGCAGTCTGCTTCTCCTGACTTTCTAGTCTCTTATCAAACTGTGCATCTCTTTGTGCAACCTTCTGCGCTTCAAGTCCAAGTTTCTGCCTGTCAATCTGAGCATCATTCTGTTCAGCTTGAGCCTTAACCTGTAACTCCTTCTCCTTCAACTGTACTAACGGATCAGGCTTGCCCGCTCCAGATAGTTCAGCACTCAAGGCCTTCAATCTAGACATACCCTCAGCTACATACTGAGCTGTCTTAGCCTCTAAGTCAATCATCTGCTCCTCTGATACAGCCTCACCACCGCCAGCTTGTATCAAATCAACAGCAGCCCGCTCACGAGCTCCTATCTTTACATGCTCCATGATGTGCTTCTGTAGAGCCACAGCCATCTGTGGTGACTGTGCTACCAGAGGTGTAGAACCAAAAACCATGTGAGCCATGATGTGAGCTTCGTGATCCTGTCCTTCAAATGCCACTAAACTTATCTGATCAAGAACATCTATGTTCTCCTGTGCGGGATCTTTTGGTACAGCTTCAGGTTCAGGTGTTCTCTTCAATATTCTGTCAATATCTCTTACACCCAACGCCTCATACATATCTCTAAACACTTCATATAAGTTGTGCATATCAGGCGCAGCTGTCGCAAGCTGCATCTTGGTTTGTGCTAACGAGATCCTTTGTGCCTGACTAAATATATTAGGATTAGATACAGGTAACACATCTACACGGTCATCAAAGTCAGTTCTCTTTATACTGCCATCAACACCTGTAATACTATATGGATACTCGTCAGGTAAAAACTCTGCCATGACATTAGATAACAACTTAAACTCTAACTTCATCGCATAGTGCAATCTCTTATGAACAGCAGACATGACCCGTGAGCCCTGTTCCAACATCGCTATAGTAGTACCCACAGCTGCCTGTTGATTGCCATCGCCTACTTTTAAATCTGTTATGGTAGCAAATCTTTGTCCTGCATTAACTACAAAGCCTAATAAGCTCATCAAAGTCTGATCAGGTCCCTTGAATGGTAAAGACATCAAGCTTGCTTTAATATCACCCCCTGGGGCATCTACATCTCTAAACTCTCCAGGCTGTAAAGGCTCATCATCATCCCTGATCCGTAGGCCGCGGGCCTTAAATCCTGCTGGCAAGTTCGATAATGTGCCTGCATCAATCAACTGTCTCAACGCAGCAGTCGCGGTTCTTGATAAGCCACCAATAGTATGTATCAAACCTAAACCATAGAAACCAAAGCCTGGAAGAAACTTGTAATGTACAAAATATTGTATCTTCGCTTTCTTCTTGTCATCTTCTTTGTAGTTCCTGCGAATCGCCAGTATCTGGCCATTATCCTGCGATATGGTGACAATATACGGTACCTTAATGCCTGTTGGCTCCCCGTCCTCGTCCATCTCTTCGTAACCTTCAAGATCCAGATCTACATGACACTCTAATAATGTACAGTCATAATCTATCTGAGATGGATACATACCATCTATTCTCTCAATCTCGTCAGCTAAACTACCAGAATCAGACTGAGCTGGTATCACAGGTATGTCTTTGTAAAAACCAGATACCTGTCTCTTTCTCAAATCATTCAAGCTCATCTTCAGAACCTGTGTGATGTTAGGACAAGTTTCTAAATCAGTCGTGTTGTACGGCACAATCAAATTTTCTGCAGGAACAAACTTACTTACAGCTCGGTCCAAGTTCTCATCATAATAAACTTTCTTGAACGTACTACCTGCTAACGGTAAGTAAAACAACATCTGATCTAACTCAGGCGTGTACTCTTCCATAATACAGGTTATGTAATAGTTCATAAACTCCTTTACACGTTGAGCTTGGTCTTCTTTTTCAGGAGTGCTTGAGCCAAGCACAGTTGTTCGCACGGGTCCAGTGGGCGGCAACAATTCATTAAAGGCTTGAGCTTGGAACTGCGTAGCGGACTCTGCAAGCAAGGGGTGCGTGACACCGCTCGCTCCTCTGAAAGGTTGTGACCTTTCTTCGTAACTAAATCCCAACAACTCCAAACCGTTAGCGAAAGCATCTTCCCACTCCTGTCTACCACTCTTGTTCTCATCAAACTCACCAATCAACTCACTGGCGATCCTGCCTAGTAAATCATCTGGCATGTCCTCAGCTAAATTAGCAGAGAAATCCATGTCAGGATCGCGCTTGTCCCGTGGGTCAAAGTCTATAACAACACTGCCATCGTCCTCTTCCATGATCTCCACGTTATCAGGAACAGGGTCCATGTCTAATGTTTCAGGCATTTCAACTTCTACTTCAGCCGCCAACTCTTCTTCGTTCAACTGAGATGGCACATTCTCCATCATGCTGCCTATTGGTTCTCTTGCCATGTAAATCTCCTTTTGCCTATCTTACCATACGTCTGAACATATTAACAGCCCCTTGCGTTAAGGCAGGAATGCCCATATCTCTAACAGGTGCATTATAGTTTATACTGTAATTGGTTTCTTTTGAATTTGGATTGTAATTTGCGCCAGCTCTTACACTATCTCCCTCAGTTAAAGCATTCATCATTCTATAGTAAGCATCTATTCCTCCAACATTAATTTTGTTAGATCCAAATTTTTGAGAAGAAGGTAAACCAAATTGTAACAATTCTCTTGGATTTTTAACTCGTCCTTTAGAAGCAGAAACCGAAACACCCGCTCCAAATTGATCTTTACTAGGAGCAATAACGTCAAAACCTATTCTCCCTCCTAATTGGTTAACCCTTACATCTCTATACATAGGTTCTCCATCTAAAGTTCCCATAAAAGGTGTGCTTGTTTTTACAGATCCTTTACCTTTTATAGAAGGCATTAATTTAAACCCTGCGGAAGCTATATCTTGTAAAAAATCAGGACTTTGAAATTGCATTAATATTTCTAAAACTTCCTCTTCAGTTCTTGTTCTTCGATCACCTGTTCTAGGATCTATAATTACTTCATTTATTAATTCATCATATGCCGCCTTTAATCTTAACTTTCTTTCTTCTTCGGGAGAGAAAGCAGGTCCGCCCTCTTCCATGTATTGAATGTAAGGTTCTATGCCCCGTGGTCCGCGGTTCATGTTTACCGCTTTATCCTTCAAAGATATTACACCGCCTTCTTCTTTCATTATGTCTGGGTTTGTTCTTTCTCTTGGATCGTTTTTACCAAATCTGCCTTTCAAAACAGCTTTGCTGCCTTTGGGTCTGTCAGTCAACATAACATAGGATAAGCTCCCTGCATCCTCTACTGCATTGTAATATGGTAAATGTGTAAAGCCCTCTTCTGCTAATTTTTTTCTAAACTCCCCTATAAATTTACGAAAGTCACTAAAAGGAAAGTTGGGCTTGTCCCCAACTAAATGACCCATATCAAATGCTTTAGGAGAATAAGCATCACCGAAACGATCCTTATTATACTCTATAAGCAGATGCATATTAATACCTTCTTCATCCCAAACATCTACATCTTTTACTCTAGAACCTGCTTTTCCTTTAGGCGTGTAAGGTTTACTTCCCTTTTC